ACAACTTATTTACAATTATCAAATGAGTTATTGCGTGAATCAAATGAAGTTGTATTAACATCTGCAAATTTTTCAAGTGCTGTCGGTATACAGCAGCACGTTAAAGATTGCGTAAATAGAGCATATCACGATATAGTTAGTTCAGAACCTCGTTGGTCATTTTTAGCAACAGGTGAAAGCGGAGCAACAGATCCTTTCTATGGAAATGTTTATGTTGAAACTGTAGCAGGAACTCGTTGGTATGAGCTAAAAGCAGCTTCTAGTGCAGTAACTACAGATTATAGTGCTGTAAATTGGGATGATTTTTATCTAACAACTATTGGAGTTAGTGGAGCATCTGCTCCCTATGTAAGCAGGAATCTTCCTTTTAAAATGCTTGAAGATTGGAAAGACTTTAGACGAGAAGCAGAAAATATAGATGATGCTGACTCTCAAAATTGGGGTCAACCTAGTGTTATCTTCAGAAGCACAGACGGAAGAAAGTTTGGATTAAGCCCTATTCCTAAAGAGATTTATAGAGTGTGGTACTTTGCTTGGGATTTACCTACAGCATTGAGCGCACATGGAGATGTAATTGTATTTCCAGATATGTATACAACAGTTTTATTAGCAAGAGCTAGATATTATATGTGGCAATTTAAAGATAATCCACAAGCTTCGGCTTTTGCATTAGATGATTACAAAAAAGGATTAAGACAAATGAGATCCAATCTTTTAAATCCTGTACCTAAATATATGACAGACGATAGAGTAAGAGCAGTATAACGATATGGCACAATCACAACCATTTGCATTGGCTTGTCAAGGAGGTTTGAATAAAGTTTCAAGCCAATTGGAGTTACTTCGTACTCCAGGCGAGGCTACTCGTTTACAAAATTTTGAAGTTTCTACAACAGGTGGTTATAGACGTATTAGTGGCTATAGTCAATTTGGAGATGGAACAAGACCAAATAGTGCAAATCCCATTTTAGGACTTAAAGTTTATGCAGACGGAGTAATAGCTTGTTCAGGAACAAATATTTATTTTAGCCAAGACGGAGATAGTTGGTTACAAATAAACATGGCTAGTGTTGCAAGTGGCGGAGACAACTATAGTACATTTACAGGTCGTAGTGCTGCAGCAAGAACATCACAAGGTCAAGCAGATTTTACAATTTACGAAGGTAATACAGATTATGGTGAGTTAATTATAACAGATAAAGGATCAGGAGTCAAACCATTCTACTTTAAGATGACAGGTACTGGTTCTGCATTAAGCAGTAGAACCTACTATGCAAAAGAAATAACAGTAAGTGGTACAGAATATCCTAAATTCTGTGTAATTCATGATAAGCATTTAGTTGTAGCAGGTGCAGGAACATCACCTAATACTATATATTATAGTGGAACAAGTGATATAGATGATTTTACTACTAGTGGATCAGGAAGCATTTTACTAGATGATCAAGTAGTTGGTTTAAGAAGCTTCCGAAATAATTTAATAATTTTCTGTAGAAATAGTATTTATAAATTAGAAAATATTAATAATTCTTCTACAATTACAGTAACTCCGATTACTAAAAATATTGGTTGCTTGGATGGCGCAAGTATTCAAGAAGTAGGAGGACAGTTGCTTTTCTTAGCACCAGATGGTATTCGTACTGTAGCAGGTACAGCAAGAATTGGTGACGTAGAGCTTGGTTCTTTAAGTAGAAAAGTAGTTCCAATATTTACAGATATTGCTACTAATATAGATTCATATAATATTAGTAGTGCTGTTATTAGAAAAAAATCACAATATAGATTATTTTATGGTGGTTCTGGTACAGCAACAAAAGTATCTCAAGGAGTTGTAGGAACATTAAGAATAAATCCAGAAGGAGGAAGCCGTTTCGAGTGGGCAGAATTATTAGGAATACAAGCAAGTCAAGGCTTCACATCAGGATTTGATGTAGATAATGTAGAAAAAATATATCATGGAGACTATACAGGATACGTATACAATCACGATACAGGAGATCAGTTTAATCCAGCAGGAACAGCTACTAATATTGATGCAGAATATGAATCACCAGATATAGATTTCGGAGATTTAGGAACACTAAAAACTTTAAAATATGTAAAAATATCAATAAGTCCAGAAGGAACAGTACAACCTTCTTTAAGAGTTCGCTATGATTATGAAGATACAAACATTCCACAACCAGGAGATTATACATTAACTTCGATTCCGAGTCCTGCAATATTTGGATCAGGAATTTTTAATACAAGTATTTTTGGTGCTGCTGCAACTCCAATGACTAGACAAGCAGTACAAGGAAGTGGAAATACTGCAAAATTTAGAATATTTAGTGATGATCAAAACGGATCATACAGAATTAACGGATTATATATAAATTATGAACCATCAGGTAGGAGATAAATAGATGACTTTAACGTATACAAGACAGAGTTCATTTAGTGATGGCGATACCATTACTGCAGCTCTGTTTAATGACGAATACAACCAATTAGTAAATGCTTTTGCATATTCAGCAACTTCGTCTTCAACAGGACATCAACATGATGGAACAGCAGCAGAAGGCGGTAGTGTTCATACTATTGGTGATCTAGACTTTTTAAATAAGATTGTTGCAGATAGCACAAATAATCGTTGGGGAGTATTTGTAGAAGTATCTAGCGCAGCAGTAGAACAAATTAGAATTTCTGATGGTGTTATATCACCAGTAACAGATAACGATATAGATTTAGGTACAAGCTCTCTAGAATTTAAAGACCTTTTCATAGATGGTACTGCACATATTGATACACTTGACGTAGATGTAAATGGTACAGTAGCAGGAACTTTTGGAGTTACTGGAGCTACTACGCTATCAAGTACTCTAGCAGTCACAGGAGCTGTCACAGGCTCAAGCACATTACAAGGAACAACGATAACAGCTACGACAGCTTTCGTGCCTGATGCCTCTGATGGAGCAGCACTCGGTACAAGCGCATTAGAGTTTTCAGATTTATTCTTAGCCGATGGTGCAGTAATAAACTTCGGAGATGACCAAGATGTATCATTAACACACGTAGCTGACACAGGAATTCTTCTTTCAAGTACTGACCAACTTCAGTTTGGTGATTCAGGTACTTATATTTATCAATCAGCCGATGGTGTCTTAGACTTAGTATCAGACACAGAAATTGAATTAACTGCAACTACTATTGATATTAATGGTGCTGTTGCAATGGATGGTGCAATAACTGGTGGTACTAATATAACTATTAGTGGTGAACTAGATGCTGCAACACTTGATATTAGTGGCAATGCGGATATTGACGGAACTACTAATTTAGACAACACAGACATAGATGGAACACTTGCAGTAGACGGCACAACTATTTCATTAGATGCATCAACTTCATTAAATATAGATAATTCTAATACATCTAATGGTATTACTATTGGTACTGTAACTTCAGGTGTACCGATTTCAATCGGTCATACAACATCTGAAACAACAGTTAATGATAATCTAACAGTTACAGGAACACTTACACTTGGTTCAGGTGCTGAATTAACAGAAGCTGAATTAGAATTCCTTGATGGAATTACAGCAGGAACAGTAGCAGCAAGTAAAGCAGTAGTTGTAGATTCTAATAAAGATATAGGAACATTTAGAAATGTAACTATTGATGGAACTTTCTCAGACGGAAACTATACATTCGATACGAGTGGTAATGTTTCAGGATTAGGAACTATTGGTTCAGGTGCAATTACTTCAACAGGAACAGTACAAGGTACAACAATCACAGCTACAACAGCTTTTGTTCCAGATGCTTCAGATGGAGCAGCATTAGGAACAAGTGCTTTAGAGTTTAGTGATCTTTTCCTTGCTGACGGAGCAGTTATAAACTTTGGAGATGACCAAGATGTGTCATTGACTCATGTAGCCGATACAGGATTACTTATCTCAAGTACAGATCAATTACAATTTGGAGATAGCGGAACATACATATATCAATCAGCAGACGGAGTATTGGACTTAGTATCTGATACTGAGATTGAATTAACTGCAACCACAATAGATATTAATGGTAATGTAGATGTTTCAGGTACACTTACAGTTGCTGGAGCATTGGATTTCGGAGATGCTGCACTAAGCAACGTAGGCGCAGTTCAACTAGATAGTATAGCAGGTGATGGAGATACAAATACTTCGATAACTTTTAGTGGTTCAGATGTAATTACAATAGCTACAGGTGGATCTGGTAGATTAACAATCGGTGACGGAGCATTATCTCCTGTAACTGATAATGAAATAGATTTAGGTACAAGTTCTTTAGAATTTAAAGATGCTTTCTTTGATGGTACAGTTACAGCAGATGCTTTTGCTGGACCTTTAACAGGTAATGTTACAGGGAATGCATCGGGTACAGCTTTGACTGTAACTCAAGCAGCTCAAACAAATATTACAAGTCTCGGAACTCTCACAGCTTTAACAGTTGACGATGTAGCCATAAATGGTAAAGTCGTTACTATGACTGGTTCTACTGATGATACTGCTACAGTAACAGTAGGTACAAACGGAACATTAGCTATAACAACTGTTGATACTGCAGCAGCAGCAGCAAATATGACACTTACTGCTGACGGAACTTTTGAAGCAGTTGGTACTACAATAACATTAGATTCAGGCGGAGCAATCAATCTTGAACCTGCAAGTGGTTCAGCTATTTTATTAGACGGAACGATTAGCGTAGATGCTGGAGTAGTCACAGGAGCTACAAGCATCACATCCACAGCATTCGTAGGAGATATTACAGGAGACGTTACAGGAAATGCTTCAGGAACTGCATTAACTGTAACTCAAGCAGCACAAACCAATATAACAAGTTTAGGTACGCTAACTGCTTTAACAGTTGATGACGTAGCCATAAATGGCAAAGTTGTAACTATGACTGGATCTAGTAGTGATACGGCTGTATTTACAGCAGGAACAAATGGAACACTTAGTATAGTAACTACAGATGATGCAGCAGCAGCAGCTAATATTCAAATAACTGCCGATGGTACAGTAGATATTGATTCAGCAGGAATCTTAACACTAGACTCTGGAGCAGCAATTAATATTGAACCTGCTGCAGGATCAGCGATTTTGTTGGA